CATGAGAGCCTCGCACTTGAGTCATACCGTCTTGTGCAGTGTCCTCTAGGTAGGTCGGTATGAGTTAAATAATAAGTCCTAGTCGCGGCTCGATATTAGCAGTTAAGTTATTGGGCTGCAAGATATTATTTTTCTTTTCTAAACACCTTTTGCCCTTCCCCAGACCCCCAAAATTCTTTCATCTGTTTACGCTTACTCTCAGCTCTTTCAGCAGCGCCACATTCAGGGCAACCTCTACCTTTACGAAATTGAGCGGCATATTGTGAAAACTCCCCGTGGTTAGAGCATACGCATCTTTCAATACGATTCAATGCGCCTGTATATACGGCATTTGAAAAATCATATTTGTCTTTAACTTCTTGTGGGAATTTAGCTAACACATCATCAAATGGTTTTGGGTCTTGTTTAACTGCATTACGCTTCATGTTTTCGCGGGCTTTTTCTAACCCTTCTGGTGTGTAAACTCTTAGCGCTTTTTTAACGCCACGTTGGGTATCACCTATCTTTTTACGTGTTTCATCTGATACTGTTTTTCCGTAGCGGTAATGATTTTTACCTTTGTTTTTATCGTTCGCAGCTCGAGTTTCTATAATTTTTAAACGAGTTTCTTTGGTATGAATCTTACCTAATCTCGGATGTGTATATTCTCCAGAAGCATAACCCTCTTTAAGTGTATTTGATATCGCCTGTTTTTCTTCTTCCGATTTTACTCTGCCATACGATGGGTGATCTTCTTTAGCTATTCCTCGCATAGGAGATTCAGAGTATCTACTTTTGTTATAACATAGAGAGTTACCTACCCATTCAGCTAACCAAACATTCTCCGCTGCTCGCAATTTATCAATAGACTCTACGTGCTCAACTACTTCAAATACAAAACACTCTTCTCCGTATTTATTCCATGCGGCTTGTAAATGTTGGCAGTGATGTTTATTTTTGCGCAGTCGGGTTCTATGACATCTAAAACGTTCGCGGGTGTTACCAGTACTACCCACATAAAATTTATGATTAACCACATTACGTATTTTGTATATAACAGGTGCTTTCACTTGTATGTCTCCTATAAAGTTTGTAAACCATATTATATAGGAAACTACACGCTGTGTGTATTTTTAGGCGTAAAAAAGCCCTCCGAAGAGGGCTCAAACTTAAGTGTTTGATTTTTAAGGCGTTTATTAGGCGCCTTGGCTTCCGTAGATACCTAAAGGATCGCTCCATCCAAAGCTGTACCGCTCACGGCTCTTATAACGTACATTTCCGGTATCGAAGTCTCCGTCCATTGACTGTGTCAGTGGGCTACGAACGAAATGTTTCATGCCATTTGGCACGTCCGTGGTCAAGAACCAAGCATTGTTGTCAGTCAAGAAGTGGTTAATAGCATAACCTTCTGGAACAGAACCGTTATTTTTGATTGCATTGATGTCGTTGTCAGTAGTGCCAACTCTCAACTCAGTTTCCAACAAACGTGTTGCAACGAATTGCAATGCTGGTGGAACAATCAATTTTTTAGGTTTAGCAGCAATCAACAAACCACGTTCGTCAGTCCATGCAGCAATTTGAATTACCGCAGCTTCCAAAGAAGTTTCGTTTAAATCCGCAGCTGTTGCAGGGATGTTGCTGTTTGTACCACCAGATACTAATGGGTGGTCGTTAGCAAATAATGCTTTACCATCACCACCAGCATAGCTAGAGCTGAAACCGTTGTTTAATACGCCAGCAGCTTTAACTTGTTTGGTGTAAGCCATAGCACGAGCCAAAGCTTTTGTATAACGAGCAGACAAAGAGTCATACAAGTTATCTTCGATAGCTTCTTCAGTTAAGCTGAAGCCCAAAGCAATTGTTTCGTGGTTGTAACGTGCAGTCCAAGCTTCTTGGCCATTGTCATAAGCGATGGCAGAACCCTCGTTTTTGACTGGAGCAGCTGAGAAACCAGACAATTTTGTTTCTTCTTCAAAAGAACGTTCAGAAGTCTCTGTTTCATAGATTTCTTTATGTTCTTCACCGTAGCGAGCGTATTCCAAACCGAACAAAGCGTTCAAGCCCGGTAGTAACTCTTTTAATAACTGAGCGCGTGAAATTGCCATTTATGACTCCTTAGATGCCAGCAAGTTGTTGGTAAGAATGGTAACCGAAGTTGAATTTAACAATCACTTCGAAGAAACCAGCTGAAGTAGCTGTGTCAGGCACTAAGTCAACTACACGCATTGGCAAGCCAGCGGTATCACCGTTAGCGTAAATACCAATTTTAGAGTCACCAGTTACAGTTGAACCTGTATTCAATACCAAAGCTACGTTGTTACCCAATGTAGTTTGTGACAAAGCAACAGGTGTCAAACCAGTAGTATTGGCAGTGTCGCCAACAGATACTACTTTATACAACGCATCTGGATCATCAGAGATGTATGCAACAGCATCAGTTACGCCAGAAGAATAACCGGGCCAGTACTGAGAAAACAATTTTTGTTTTGTGACAGGGTTTGTGTATGAACAACCTAAGAATACACCAATAACACCGTGGACAGAGCCAGTTGTTTGTGCAGCTAAAGTTGAAACAATGATAGTACCGTCAGAACCAATCTGGATAACATCACCATTAAAAATAGCAGTGTTATAGCTAACACTTGAAGTGGTGATTGGTAATTGACGAGTAGCGCCAGCAAAGACTTGACCGCCGATCAAATTGATCGGTTTTAAGCCATATGGGGCTGGGACTGAAGGATATGCAGCCATTTATAACTCCTAAATGAATAAATTAAGCACCTTTACCAAAGCTTGTTGATGACTTACGTTCTCTAAATAGAGGCATACGTGCATCGCTTTGGCGCATCAGACTATTGTCTACAGCATCCACTTGAGCCTGTGTTTGACCATTGAAATATTCATTTCGTTGGGAAACAAACTCTTCTGGTGTTTTGCAAAGCAATAATCCACCGATCTCGATGTTGTCTTTAAATCGACTATTCGGATCAACTAGCATTTGGAACTTGGGTTGTTCTTCAATACGAACTGGCTCCCAGCCTTCACGTAGTTTGGACGAAAGGTTACGAGGGTCGGCGTTGTTCAAGGTTGAGACACGTACCCATCTATAAGCGAAACCAGCCTGTTTGTCTGGCTCTGGTAATGTTTCAGGTAACTGCCATTGTTTTGGACGCTCCTGCATTACGCGGGTTTCTAGTTCACGGTTTGATCTATTTTGTGCAGTCATTATCTTTTCTCCAATTTCATAAGTTCTCTTGCATAAATTTCAGGCGTTAACCCCAGTTTCTTTGCCAACTGGACCTGACTTGTACTGAGCCTAATTTTGTTGGAAGCTGTACTGCGGGTAGCCGGAGCAACAACCGTATTTGGTTTTGCCTTTGGTTCCCCAAAATGCTCACTAAACCGCTTGCGCATTGTTTTGTCCAATGTGCTGTAATACTCATCAGAGCCTACTTCAACACCGCTGTTTACAAGTTTTGTGTGTAAACCTAGTGCCGCTGCTGTCATTTCCTCATCTTGCCCAAACCATTTGTTGCGTTCTTGCCACGCTTGAGCTTTTTGGTCTGGTTGTACTACTTGAGGTTGTACGGCACGTGACTCTTCACGTTGGCTTTGTACAATATCTTCAGGTTCTTGTAAAGGAGTTTCCTTTAAATTGTTAGCACGGATTAAATTTAACTGTGCTAAATTCATTTTTTCCTGTGCTGAAATTACACCATCAGTGTCGCCAGACTCATAAGCTTCACGATATGCGCGTTTCGCGGCATCCATTTCCATCTGTGCATTAGACTGCGCAGTAGTGATGTATTCCTTTTCGCCTGTTGCATAGGCAGAGCGCAACTTTTGGTTTTCCTCATAAAGTTTTCTAGCTACAGATAACGCTTCTTCTTGCTCTCTGGCTAACTGTTCTTTAGCTCTACGTTCATCGTGCCAAACTTTTTTAAGTTGCTTCAGCTTTTGTTTAACGCCTTCATCGTATTCCTCAAGTTCATCACGGTCTAAATCATCCGCAATTTCTTTAGGCATAGGTTGACGACCTCGGTCTTCTTCCGGTGTGTCATCTTCAATCTCAATTTCAATATCAAGATCAGGAGACTGATCTTGCTCATCAGGAAATTTAAAATCCTCTTGTTCGTAAGCCATATATCACTCCTTATTTACGTGTAATACCGCGTGGGTCATCGACCACCGCTTCAACAACATCATCATTGATTAATCTAAACTCTCGACCGTGAATTAACAGTCTCGAACCAGAGTTAGGTCTAACTAATACAAAGTCACCTACTTTGCACCAAGCGCCACTTGGGAATTTAGTTTCGTCTTTGTACGCATCAGGGCCCATAGCCACAACGAATAAAACAGTTGTTAAAACTTCTTCGTTTTTAAGGGTAACATCGGCCTTTAAAAGCCCACTGTCGAACTCCTTTTCGGCTTCTGGGATTGCACATAAAATATGGTACCCAGAAGGTTTAGGTAGTTGAGATGCCTTTTCCTCGTTAGTTGCCCCAAGGTCAACAGCACCAACTACTTGCGGTTTATTGGGGTTTGTAGCCAATAAAATTTCAGTCATCAGAGTTCTCCACTCTATCTTGTAGGCTTATAGTTAAATCTCTAGCAATGAGTAAGCCTCGTACCTCACCACAGAGTCTTCTGTATTCTTCAAAGCTATCCGCCTTTCCTTGGCAGATTGCTGTCTGAATCAGTTCTATTTCTTCGTTGATTTGTGCAACTAAGACTTCAAACGCATCCATTAATCACCTTTTGTCGGTTTGTGTTGTTTTTGTGCTTCCAACGTTGCTGCTGTTTTCAGAGCATCAATCGCCATTTTCTGATTGCTACTGCGCTTCTGCTCAGTAATTTGTGCTGCCGATTTAAGTGCCTCAGTTTTTAACTTAGCAGCATCGCTATCACGTTTAGCTGTTACTTGTGCTGCAGATTTAAGCGCCTCAATTTTTTGTTGTTGTGAAGCTGTGCGTTCTTGCGCTGCGATACGTTCGCGTTCAACCTGAAGTTGCTGTGCTTTAAGCTGAATATCCGCTTGGTCTTTCTGTGCTTTACGTTGTTGCTCTTGCTGTTTAAGCTGCAACTCTTGCATCTGCATTTGAACCAATGGGTCTTGCATTTGTTGTTGGGCTTGTCGTTGTGCAGCTTCTGCTTGGTTTTGCTGTAGTAACTGCTGCGCTGCCTGAGCTAACAACGGTGATAATCTTGCTTCTGCTTCAGGATCCATATGAGTATCTTCACCTGATTCATCTTGTTGAGGAGGCAATGCAAAACCTAACTGCTGTTCAATCTGTTTGCGGTATTCAAACCCTAAATGTTCAGCAATGTGCGCTTGCGCTGCTGCTGCAATCTGTTGTGCCGCTGGATTACCTTGTAACAACTGCTGAATTTTTGGATCCTGCATAGCTGTCATATGCACTTGAATATGTGCTTGATGATCTTGGTTTAAAAACGCTTTGACAGGTTTCATCGCCAATACATTTTGATTTTCAGTAATCGGATCTAATGGCTTCATGTCCTCAGCCATCGGCACTAACTTCTGAGCGTCTTTAATACCTAATACGTCCAACATCTGACGATGTAGTAACGGCATGTTATAAATCTGAGGCGACTGCTGAGCCAGCTGTAGTACCGCTTGGTACTGAACAATCTTCTGCGCCATTGTAGAGGCGTTTGGATCAGATACAGGGATAACGTCAACCATCGAGTAGTCAGAGCGTTTAGCTTTTCTACTGCCTGTATCTGGCTCGTAGTTGTAATCTTCTGGCGCATATGCTGCAATGATTCCTTTTAATAGAACCAATTCTTGCTTAAAGCTATAATGGATACGCGCTTGAATTGCGCTCATCGACTTCAGAGTGCGCTCTAAAATAGCCAGCGTGGTGCCTACAGGCGCTTGTCCTGACATATCAGAAATCTGTAAGTCAGCAGCATTAGCAAACCGTCTACCTTCATCAACAATTTGACCTAATAATGCCATCAATGTTTGGCTAGGCTCTTTATAGGGCAACGGAATCATATTGTCCCTCATTGCCCCACTTGGTACGTCTACATCACGCCATTCGCCCGGTGCTATCGGTGTATCATCACCCTTAATACGCATGCCTCTAGCTTTGAAGCCACCCGGGAGGTTAGACAATGTACCTGCATCCACAAGCTGTCTAATAAGAGAAGTACCAGACTTAGCAAAAGCGCCAACAAGATGGATAAGACCAAAACAATAGAAACCAAAACCCGGTACATAGCCGTAATGCACAAAATGCTGACGTTTTTGATAAGCCTCATCGCCTTCTTCCCAGTTTCTGCGAATTGCTAATATGGTGTTACTGCCCTTCTCAATAGTCACCACGTAAGGTAGTGCAATACCTGTAGCTTCACCGTCTTCTTCATGCTCAAAACCCGGCAAATCGAGGTCAACGTGCATCTCCAATACCTTGTATCGGTCATCAGATGTCGCTCTAAAACCCATCTTTTCAGCAATTTTCTTCTCAACTTCGTCCAAAGCATTATCTGGCTCACCCAAATCAACATCTCTATAGAAGCCAGCTACCTGCAAACGACGCAAATCGTTCTCAGTCTTACGCATTACATGGGTTACACGCTCTGCTTGCTCTAGATTCATCGCACCATAAGGCACAACAAGGTCTTCAGCAGGTACAAACAGCGATACTTGACGATCTAAGTGTGGATCAAAATACACTTTTTTGAACGCATTACCTGACATACCTAAGCCCCACAGCATACGCTCATGCTCTGGTCTAAACTCAGTCATCTCATCGGTTAACTGATAGTTCATGTCATCTTGGACACGTGTTGCTGCGTCTTTTTTCTCTTGTGTTTCCTTACCAATAATTTGCGTTTTAACCGGACCCGCTGCAGGGAACGTACTCATCATAGTTTCAGCTTGGAATTTAACCAATGCTTCACTTAATAGTGGGTGATATACCCCACACGCACCTTCCCAAGGCTCAGAGCGTTCCTCAATCTTCATACCTAATAGCTCAATACCATCGACATAGGTAGTCATCCAGTCTTTTCTAGAGGCAATGTCATCATCAAAGTCAGCTAATAAGTCACCTGCCAAAGTAACAAGCTCTTTATCGTCCATCTCTTCCGCTAAGTTGGCATTAAAGTCTTCAGATGTCTCTTTCTCAGGCATTAAATCAATTTCTAACCCGCCGATTGTCATCGTGACGTCATCAGGGTTCTCAATTTCGATCTCTAAGTCTGGCTCTTCAGGTAATGAGCCAATGCCTTGTGGGGCTTGGTAAAGTGCTTTATCAATTGCCATGTTTTGTATTCCTATAGGGTAAAAAGCTTCACTTAATAATAAGCTACTTTACGCTTAAAGTATTGTTCTTCCTCGGGTTCATCTAATTGAGTTCCTACGAACCCACCCTGCCTAAATCTAATCATCGCCATACTGACTGTATCGACAATATCATCATGCGCTCCAGCAGGGAATGATGCCACATCATCTATTACTTCTTCCGCCCAACGTGTCTGTGGTGCCCACACAAAACCAGAAGCAAAAATATCAGCTACGCTATTAAGCCGTGAAATCTTGTCATTACCTTTAGTGGGTGTAAAGTCTTGTACAGGAATGCCCATACGTCTAAGCTCTTGTATTAGTGACGCACCAGATGCCCTTTTCTCAATAATAACCCCGTCAGGTTCCCACTCCTTATATGCCTCAAGCACCCACTGCTTTAATTCAGGAAACTCCACACGTTTCTTAACTGCATCAAGCAAAATGATATTGGGCCTCTCAAACCCATCTTCATCCTCAGTATTAAATACACCCCATACCGTCATCGCACTATAGTCAGCATTGTTATGCTTTTCAAACGCTGTATCCCATGACATTAACGTAAACTCTATATTGTGTGGTGGGTTGCCTTTATCCCATTCTCGCCACCATTCACGCTTAACAATCGCACCTTCTTCTGACGTAGGTTCTTGTTGGTACTGCGCTTGCCACTTACTATTCGGGATCTCTGCTTTAACTGCCTCTAGCTCAGGTAGGGACCAAAACTCAGGCCATAATGGCTTACCACTAGGTAAAATAGCCGGGAACTGCACCAGTCTCCACTGATCCATACGATCACTTTTCTGTGATGCCTCTATTATCTGCCCTGTTAAATCTCTGGCATGCCAGCGAGTCATAACCAGAACTACAGATCCCTTAGGTTGTAACCGCTGCCGAGGCCCTGAGGTGTACCAATCATATGTCTTATCGTAGATAGCAGGGTTTGTTCTTGCTGCTATTGCTTCTGCTTCAGTGTG